TGATAATAGATAAGAACAAAAATAGACTGGAGAAATCCGGTCTATTTTTTTGCTTAAAATTTTTTTGTTGAACTTTCTTCAACAGTCTAATGCCAATTTATAGGGCTTTGCGGAGTAATTAGATTCCGCAGAGCCTTTTTACATCATTTTTCCGTAGAACTTTCTACAACGGGAAAAAAAAGCAAATGTGGTAACTTTCAAATGTAATCAATAAAACAAATCTCAAATTGTCCGAGATGGCCATTAGGACGATGGGATGCATAAGAGTTCCAATCACAGCAATAACAACTGTGATTGAAGCGAAGATGCACCCACCGTTGCTTTCGTGCGCCTATTTTCGGCAAACCAGCGCCTGTGGTTCATCTTCGACTGCAGGCTCTTTTTGTGTCCCACCGTCCTCCGCTCGGACGGAAGGACACTGCAATGAAGAGTAAAGAAACAAAGAAGTGCAAAAGCGGCTATAACCCTAACCGTGCCTGTTATCTGACAGCAGACGGAAAATATTACTGTTTCGAGATTTTAGACATCGATACAGGGCGTATGGTCACGCAGAAACTCGAAGTCGGTAAAGATTTGTCGCAAGAATGGACAATTTTTCTTGATGAGTCTGACCACGACATGGATTTGAACGATCGGTATCAAGATGAACTTCGAGATCATCTGTTTGATACCAAAGCAGCGAGCTACAAGGCTGACCTTGACAACAAGGATGCGGTCGATCCGTGGGACGAACTTGCCGACAAGAGGAGTAATCCTGAAAATATCTTATTTTCCGAGCCGGAGTCAGAGAATCCCCAGGTAGCACAGGTGCGCCGTGTCATTGATGGAGAATGCACCGAAGCACAGCAGGATTTGTTCTACAGCCACTTCGGTGAGGGGACACAGCTTGAGGAGATTCGCCAGACCGAAGTCGAGCATACAGGCAAGTTGCCGACAGCGCAGGCAATGACCAACCGCAAAAATAAAATCATCGACAAAGTCGCTAAGTCCTTTGGTGTGGAGCGTGTAAAACGCCGCAAATCCGCCAAACAGGATTGAGCCATGACCGGCGGCAGATATCGAGGTCGGAGTCCTCCCCGACCTCTCCTCTTTAGAGGGTTGAATTTTTCGGTAGTGAGTGAGGAAGGAAATACATCCATCCTCCGCAGCAAAGCAGATCGAATAAAAAGGAGGACGAATCTATGAGATTAAAACACAAAGTGCGTATAAATATCGCAGACAAAAACGGAAATAAACAGGAAGTCCTGCAAAGCGAACACAGGAGCATTCCGAAAAAGCTGCTTACCTTTCTCTTTGGAGATTTCTGTGAGGTTCTTGTTCTGACACCGGGCGAAACCGTGCAGGGCATCGAAATCAAGGAAATACGAGGTGAGAGCCATGAGTGAAAACATTGAACTGATGATGCCAATCAAGGCAACACCGTATGAGCATCAGAAGAAAGCTTTTGCCTTTGCCTGCGATAAATTCGGAGTCTTTGATAACCAGCTTAAAAGCCGTGGCACAGCCTTACTTATGGAAATGGGAACTGGGAAAACGATCGTAAGCATCGCCATTTCTGGTTGCATGTATCAATACGGAAAGATCAACCGTGTGCTGGTGGTTGCTCCACTTTCCATCCTCGGTGTCTGGGAAGAGGAATTTGAAAAATTTGCAGATTTTCCTTATTCGCTGACTGTTCTGAAAGGTACGGCGGCAAAGAAAAAGAAGCAGCTGACTAAACTGCCTGGCAAGGGATTGCAGATTGTGGTAGTGAATTACGAGAGTGCCTGGCGATTGGAAAAGGAGCTGATTACATATAACGCTGATCTGGTGATTACGGATGAAGCGCACAAGCTGAAGGAAAACCGCTCCAAACAGAGTCAGGGAATGCAGCATATCGGAGATAAGGCTCGTTACAAGCTGTTACTTACGGGTACGGTCATTACAAATCGTGAACTGGATGTGTTCTCTCAGTACCGTTTTCTCAATCCGCAGATATTCGGCACATCGTTTTATGCCTTCCGCAATCAGTATTTTGATATGGGTGGCTACGGCAATCACACACCGATCTTCCGTAAATGGATGACCGATGATTTTCTGCGGAAGCTCCATTCGATTGCGTTTCGTGTAACGAAAGCGGAGTGCCTTGACCTCCCTGCTATCACCGAAGAAGTGCGTACCGTGGAATTAGAGAAGGATGCGGCAAAGCTCTATGAAAGCATCGAATCGGACAGCTATGCGGAGATGGACGATTCCGAAGTTACGACCGCGAATATTCTTACCAGGATGCTCCGCTTGTCACAAATCACAGGCGGGCATCTGACGGATGATGACAGCGTGGTAAATACAGTAAGCCACGCCAAGCTGGATGCTCTCTCGGATATTATCGACACTGCGATGGCAGAAGACAAAAAGCTCGTTATTATGGCACGCTTTGTGCCGGAGCTGGACGATATCCAGGAGCTTCTTGAAAAGAAGAAAATCGGCTACGCTGTTGTGCGCGGCGGTGTAAAAGATCGTGACAGCGAAATTCACCGTTTTCAGTATGACGCAAAGTGCCGTGTATTTGTGGGGCAGATTGCGGCAGCAGGACTGGGCATTACGCTGACTGCAGCAAGCACCATGATCTTTTACTCGCTTGATTATTCAATGTCGAATTTTGAACAGGCAAAGGCTCGTATTCACAGAGCCGGGCAGACAGAAAACTGTCATTATATCTATCTCGTCTGCAAGGATACGGTTGACCGCAAGGTGCTGTATGCACTGAGAAAGAAAATCAACCTGGCAAAAATGCTGGTCGATGATTACCGCCAAGGAAAAAATCCATTCAAAAGCTGAAAACTCCGAGGAGGTTGAATTTTTCGGTAGTAAGTGAAAGGAGGTAGTCACCGATGGAAAATACAAAAATTTTTGAAATGGCTGACAGGCTCAAGACTCTGCAGGAACAGAAGAAAGACCTCGAAGCGCAGACCAAGGCTCTGGGCGCAGAGATTACGGAGCTTGACCTTCAGCTCTCTGATGCCATGACAGAAGCCGAACTTGACCGCTTTTCCAGAAACGGCAGCACATTTTACTTGAAGAGCAGATTGTTTGCATCCCCGGCAGCAGGCCGCAAGGATGAGATGATGCAGGCTCTAAAGGAAAACGGATATGGCAGCCTGGTTACGGAAACGGTCAACGCAAACACCCTCGCATCCTTCATAAAGGAGCAGCGGGAAATCACCGGCGAGGAAGTTCCCACATGGCTTAGCGAAACCGTCAGCACTTATGAAAAAGTGTCGGTCGGTATCCGCAAATCGTAAGTGTGCGAAGCACGCTGCAACAACGCAAATCACAAATCATTTTACAGGAGGACATAGATCATGTCAGATAAGAATACAGAAATCGCAGTGAACGAAGGGTTCGCTGTACTTGCAAATCAGAATGTACTGAACGAGGCTTTGGCAGATGATTGCCAGGGACTGGAATTTTCCTTTGACCGTGTGAAGCTGCCTGCGGGCGGCGGTACGGCATTTGAGATTCCGTCTGCCGAGGGCGAAGATTCCGAGATGGCGAAAGACATCACCGGAGTCATTGTATATAACCATCCTGCCTATGCTTATTATCACGACAAATATACCGGCGGGAATAATCCTCCAGACTGCGGCTCTTTTGACGGAGTAAACGGAATTGGAAATCCTGGCGGGGATTGCCAGAACTGCCCGTACAACAAGTTCGGCAGTGGCGATGGGCAGAGCAAGCTGTGCAAGAACAAGCGTATGCTATACATTCTGCGCGAGGGTGAGTTGTTCCCGATCACCATTTCCCTGCCGACCGGGTCACTGAAATCCTTCACGAACTATGTGAAGAGTCAGCTTTCCCGTGGACGCAAACTGAACCAGGTGGTAACCAAAATCACGCTGAAGAAAGCGACCAATGCATCAGGCATTGCATTCTCCCAGGCGGTATTCGGTTTTGTGCGTATACTGTCCGCTGAAGAGCGTGCGGCGGTGGCAGGGGTAACGGATACGGTCAAAGCATATGCGGCAAACCTGACTCCGGCATCCCTTATCGATGATGAGCCGTTGGTTGACCCTGAGACCGGTGAGATTATTGAACCTTTGAAGTAAGCAGAAAAATACGAAATAGACCGAAATGCCCGGAGGGTGCGAAGCTCTCCGGGTTATTCCCATAGGAGAATATACATGAATACAGAATATAAATGTGTGACCGCCGTGGACGGTATTAAAGAATATATCGGCAACAGTCCGCTGGTGGCATTTGACTTTGAGACTGCGCCGGACGATCCGTTTCGTGATGAGGACAAGGCAGCACTTGATCCGGCAAAGGCGCATATTGTCGGCTGCTCCTTTTCTATTAAGGAAGGAACGGGTATCTATGTTCCTGTTGCCCACCGCATCGGAACCAATATGGACAAAACAGACTTTTTTTCATTTCTGGCGGCGTTTCTTATGAATTCAACAATTGTAAAGATTGCACACAACATCGCCTTTGAATCTTCGATGGCATATGCGAAGGGCATTGTTATTCAGGCTCCCGTTTATGACACCATCTGTGCATCGCAAATGAGTCTCAAAAGCACCTATGAATTTCGCAAGCTGAACGAAAGTGGTTTGAAGCGTCTGGCAGCAGAGTTATTCGGAGAGCCGCTGCCGTCATTTTCAAGTGTGACGGACGGGAAGCATTTTGACGAGCTGGATGCGCAGGATGCGGAAACCGTGCGTTATGGTGCGGCTGACTCGGATTTTGCGTTGCGACTGTATCACAAGTTTAATACCTGGTTTGACCGCTATCTTCCAAAACACAGATACATCGTGGAAAATATCGAAAGTCCGACAGCAGTGTATCTTGGCATTATGAAATGCAATGGCATTCCAGTGGATTTGCCGCTTATGCAAAAACGTAAGGCAGAAGCCGAGACAGAGATGGAGCGCATTCGTAAGGAAATTGCATTCATCATTGGTGATGTGAATATCGGAGCAAACTGCTCCACACAGGCATTTAAGAATTATCTGTATAAAGATTTGGGACTGCCGGTACTGAAAACCACCGAAAGTAACCGTGAGGCAGCAGATGATATGACCATGACACTTTTGAAAGAGTGGTGCGATACGAATCGCCCGGAGCTTTCCAAACTGTTCACGCTGGTGCAGGAATACCGTAAGTGGGGCAAAATCAAATCCACCTATATTGACGGTTACTTAAAGCATCTGAATGCTGTGACTGGTTGTATCCATCCGGATATGTTTGCGCTCTCGACTGACACGGGCCGAATGAACTGCCGGAATCCGAATGCTCAGAATATGCCGCGCAAGACCAATGATCCTATTGGGGTGAGAAATTTTATCAAAGCACCGGCTGGGCATCTGATTTTGTCGTTGGACTTTTCGCAGATCGAACTGCGCGTGGGAGCGTTCTATTGTCGTGACCAGAAGATGCTGGATACTTATCGGAATAACGGTGATATCCATGCGGCTACGACAAGAGTTATTTTCGGGGTGAGTTACGAAGAAGCGCAGGATAAGCACTCTGCAAATTATAAGGAACACCGCACGATTGCGAAAAATGTGAACTTTGGCACATTTTATGGTTTGTTCCCAAGAGGACTGCAGAAAACGCTGAAATTTAAGGCGGGGGTTGAAAAATCCGTGAGTGAGTGTGAGGAGATACTTTTCAACCTCAAGCACGGATACAAAGGACTAACTTCGTGGCAAGAAGAAACCAAAGCAGATGCCGCAAGGCGTATGTACTCGGAGACATGGCTTGGCAGACGCAGATATCTGCCGAACATCACCTCAGATAACTGGTCACAAAAATCTTTTGCAGAGCGTTGTGCGCTGAATACACCTATCCAGGGAACTGCGGCGGATATTCTGAAGCTTGCCATTGCAAGAATTCTGGTGGGATTGCCGGAGCGTGAATGGCTGAAGCCGATCCTTCAGATTCACGACGAGCTGACCTTCATTATCCCGGAGGACAAGCTGCCGGAGGCAGTGACCTTTATTCGTGCCTGCATGGAAGAAAAGCCTTTCCCGGAATTTGACCTTCCGTTAATTGCGGAGGCATCTGCCGGACCGACCTTCGGCATGATGGAAGAACTGGAGGACTGATATGTATAAAAACAGCGAAGGTTATGCCGACCCTACTGCTGGGTTGGCACTTAGCCATATGATGAAAGAATATCGGCAGGGGCAGAAAAGGCGCTATGCTGACAAGAATCGCAAAAAAGTCTATGTGGCATCCAGGTATGCCGGAGATGTGGATGCGAACGTCGCAGCGGCAATCGAATATTGCCGTAAGGTGATTCGTGACGGATATATGCCGATTGCCAGTCACCTGCTTTATCCGCAGATGCTGGATGATAACATTCCCACAGAACGAGAGCTTGGGCTGCTGTTCGGACTGGCACTTCTTCGGATGTGCGATGAGGTGTGGGTGTTCGGCAAAGTGACACCCGGCGTTGCCAGTGAAATTGAAGAGGCAAAGAAACTGAAGAAACAAATCCGCTATTTCGAGGAGGTGGAGGCATGAATGTAACGGTATCTGATGTACTCGGTGCGCTTTTCAATCCGACCGATACTGTGTGCTTTCGTGTATTCGATGATAAAAAAGACGGTATATTCCAGGGCGCAAAGCTGTCCTGCGAATGCGGAAAATATAAAAGCATCGAGGAAACACTGAAAAATCACAATGCTATGAACCGCGGTATTTTTTTCGTAGTCAACTACGGTGGGCAGGATGATGCCTCTATTACGAGAATCAATGCACAGTTCGTGGAGATGGACAATGACAGCTTTGAAGACCAGCAGAAGAAAATTGATGCATTTCCTCTGCCACCTTCCATGATCATGAAAACGCAGAAATCCTACCATGTATATTGGTTCATGGATGCCAGCGCCAAAGTGGAGCGTTTTCGCACCATTCAGACGCAGCTTGTGAAGCATTTTGATGGTGATCCGATGTGCGTTAATGAATCGAGGGTTATGCGGCTTCCGGGCTTCATGCATTGTAAAAAAGATACGCCGGTTGAGGTGACCTGCGTCAGCTTCCATCCAGAACGTAAATATACGCAGGACCAGTTATCCGATATCCTTCCAGAGGTTGATCTTACTCCAGTAGAGCGTAAGAGCGGTGCGGAAAAAGGTCTTGATCAGGTTATGCGTTCGTGTACCTTTTTGCAACATTGTAGAGATGATGCCACTTCTCTCTCAGAGCATGATTGGTACGCCATGATCACGAATCTTGCGCCTTTTGAAGGCGGCACGAAAATGATTCATGAACTGTCTTCTCCGTATCCCGGATACAACGAAAGTAATACCCAGAAGAAGATTAATCACTTTCTGGAAAGCGGAACGAATCCAATCACCTGTAAGACCATCTGCGAGAAAGGATTCAAGTGTCCTAAATTTGCGTCTGGGGAGTGTCCGGTTAAATCCCCGGCAGCCTGGTGCTATCAGCCGATGAACGTAGAAGTACTTCTCGATGTGTTACATGGCCTTCCTGTTACCGGAGAAGCACTCAGCGACTTGCAGACAGCAAAGAAGTTTGTAACGGAATATCTATATAATCAGGACGTAGTTACGGCTAATGCGATTATCACTTCAGAACTCAAACAACATTGCAAGCTGAACGCATCGTTTGTGAAACCGCTGTCTATTGTTTACAAGGATGTCAGTAAAGCGTATCAGACAAGCAAAAATGCAAGACGTGCAAAGGCCGGTACAGCGATTCCTGATTGGTATGAGCCGAATGACAAGGGCCTGCGCTTCCTGCCTGGCGTACTTGCAAAGACGATGTCTGAGGAACAGCAGGTATTTTATGCAGCAGAGCAGCATTTTAGCTATCAGGGTGGAGTGTATGTGGAACTTTCGGAAATGGAAGCTCAGCGTAAGGTTCAGGAGAAAATGCTGATTCGCGAAACAAAGATGAATCAGATCGTTGATGCAGAAAAACAGTGGCGACTTCTTGTACAGCGGGATATTCGCGAGTTGAATGCAAACCCGTACATTATCAATGTTCGGAACGGTCTATACAATGTGCTGGAGGATATGCTGACAGAGCATACACCGAATTACTATTCTACGGTCCAGCTGAATGTGACCTATGATAAGTCAGCAGATTGCCCGCTTTTTAAGAAGTTCCTTTCGGAGTCAATGGGTGGGGATGCAGATCAGGTGAAATTGATTCAGGAGATGCTTGGCTATTTTCTGATCCCAGTAAACTCAGCACAGAAATGCTTTGTTATTGTAGGTGCCGCTGGAGCCGGGAAATCCGTGCTTCTTCGTGTTCTGAATGATGTACTTCTTGGAAAGCAGAATGTGTCCAATGTATCCTGGCAGGCACTAAACGAACGTTTTAAGACTGCTGAACTTTTTGGAAAGCTTGCAAATATCTTTGCGGATTTGCCGACAAAGAACATTGATGACAATGGCATATTCAAGGCACTTGTAGGAGAGGATTATCTGACCGTAGAAAAGAAAAACAAGAATCCGTTCTCATTCCAGTCCACAGCAAGGTTACTGTTTTCCTGCAACAGTATTCCGAAAAACTATGGTGATCGTTCAGAAGGTTTTTATCGAAGGCTCATTATCATACGGTTCAATCATACGGTGCCGAAGGAAAAAAGGGATCCTGAGCTTTTGGAGAAGTTTCGCATGGAAGCAGATGGTATCTTTCTGTTTGCATTAGAGGGGCTTCGCAGACTGATGAATAATCACTATGTATTCTCGGAAACAAAGGTGAATGCGGATGAGCTTCAGCAGTATCGGGAAGAATCGGATTCCGTATTATCCTTCGTGAAGGACTACTGTGAGCTGAATCCAGGATATAGCGCGGGTTCCACAGAATTGTTTGATTCCTACAAGAAGTACTGCGAAGAATGTGGTATGAAACCATATTCACAGAAAAACTTTGTTCAGCAGATCATCGCTACATTTCCTGGGGTAACAAGGGACATTGATCGCATTGCCAAAAGACGCGTCCTTATGGGAATTCATCTTGGCGAGGTACTGGGGTAATGCTCCCGGAGGCTCTGCCACATAAATTCGGAACACGAGAACACGTTGGAACGCCAAATTCCTATCTCTCTATATATGAGATATATTTTCTTATATTATAAATTTTTTTAGAAAATATACAGCAATATGGGATTTTAGGTGTTCCACGTGTTCCAAGTGTTGAAAATACGGAGGTTTTTGGAACAGATGAAAGAGTCAGACATTGTAAGAGCAATCATGAAGTATCTGAAAAACGTGCCCGGATGTTTCTGCTGGAAAGAGCATGGCGGGATGTACGGAACGGCAGGTGTTCCAGATATCATTGCTTGCATCAATGGTCATTTTTACGGATTTGAAGTTAAGACGGATGTTGGAAAGCCTACGAAGCTTCAGGAAGCCACCATCCGTAAAATCCTCGCATCCGGCGGTACTGCCTTGGTGGTCCGCTCGGTTGATGAGGTGCGAGCTGTGGTAAACGGCTCTCTGCACTGATACGAAGATACACTGCTTCAACGCGACGATGCCAATTTTAATAATCGGAGGTATCGAACATGAGCAGTATTACAGTTTATGAAAATCTGGCAAATGCGATTATCCTGCAAGCGGTAAGGGATTATCGAACAGCACTGAAGTGTTTGAAGATGAATCCCAAAAATAAGAATGCACAGCATGATAGAACGGAAATTGAACGTTTCTTCCGCTCTCAGTGGTATTCAGCACTGACGAGTGTGGACGGCGAGATGCTGATTCATTCTCTTTGCGAGGAGGTAGGTGTATGACAGCAAAGGAATATTTAAACCAGGCAAGACACCTAGATGCGCTTATTCATTGCAGATTGCGTGAGATTGACTATTGGAGAGATTTATCGATTAGCGTCTCAAGTAGTGGATATGAAGAGCACCACAACCCGAATCGTCCAACAGATGCACCATTTGTGCGTTGCTTGGAAAAAATTGATGAAATTCAGCAAAGCGTAGAGGATAAGGTGGCGTACCTGGTGGAACTCAAGGAAGAAATTAACTCTGCGATTGATAAGCTGGAAAACCGTGATGAACAGCTGTTGCTTCGTTACCGCTATCTGGATGATTGCAGTTGGGAGGAGATATCACATATGATGAATATATCCATTCGGTCGGTGCATCGAATCCACGGATCCGCTTTACAGAACTTTGTGGTTCCAAACTGAAAGTTGGCACAGTTTGGCACGGTTTGGCACATCATGGCACACTTGCCCTGTGGTATTATTATAATGCGAAAAGAGAATAGATAAGAGCAAGCCTTCATGGGAGCAATCCTGTGGGGGCTTTTGTTATGCAAGAAGATAGAGTGAAGAATTGTGATGATGTACACACTGTACACCATTGACGAAGGAGGTGAGCAAATGCCAAGAAAGCCAAAACAGCCCTGTGCTTACCCAGGATGCCCGACCCTGTCAGAGGAAAGGTACTGTGAGAGGCACCGGAAACTGATGGAGAAAAACTACGAGAAATACAGTCGTGATCCGGCAGTGCATAAAAAGTATGGAAGAGCGTGGAAACGCATCCGCGATAACTATGTAAAGACACATCCTTTCTGTGAGAGATGCTTTGCAAACGGCATCCTCGTTCCTGTCGAAGAGGTTCACCACAAGGTTCCGATCTCACAGGGAGGAACGCATGATCCAAGTAACCTCATGAGTCTTTGCAGGTCGTGTCACAACAAGATCCATCACGAGATCGGTGACAGATAAATCCGTGGCGGGGGAGGGGCGGTCTGAATCTCTACAGGGCAAGGCCCTGGAAAACGGCGCCCCCTAACGCGCACAAAAATTTGAGTTCAAACGGGGGATTAACCCCCTGAGTCAGAAAGGATAGAAAAATATGGCGAGAGACGGCACAAATCGTGGCGGCAGACGAGTCCGTGCCGGAGATAAACCGGCACCTGTCGCAGAAAAAATACAAAAGGGGCAGCAGGTCCAGATTATGAAAAATGATATTCCGACGCTCAGCCCTACAGAACTGGAGGCAGTTGATCTTCCAGAAGGCGCAGCAATGGAAGGCATGGATATGCCAAAGCCCAGTGACTATTTGTCTGCAAGGCAGAAGAATGGGGTGCCACTTGGCGCGGATGAAATCTATAAGGAGACCTGGTTGTGGCTCAAAGCAAGGAACTGCGAGAAGCTCGTGAACAAACGACTCATCGAAGCCTACGCACAGGCCTTTGCTAGATATATTCAGTGCGAGGATGCGACCAGTACCTACGGCCTTCTCGGAAAGCATCCGACGACTGGCGGAGTGGTTACTTCCCCATTCGTGCAGATGAGCCAGCAGTACCAGAAAACAGCAAACCTTCTCTGGTATGAGATTTATGACATTGTGAAGCAGAACTGTACAGAAATTTTTGAAGATAACCCAAATGATACGATGGAGCTTTTGCTTCGAACAAGGAGAAATAATAGATGATAGAAAAAGTAAATCCGAGCCATCCAGATAAGGTGGCCGACCGCATTGCGGGGGCCATTGTTGATCTGGCATATAAAGCAGAAAAAGATCCGAAAATTGCTGTGGAAGTGATGATTGGACATGGTGTTTGTTATGTGATTGTAGAAACAAGCGCAGACATTTTTGCGGAGCAAATCAAAAGAATTGTACATCGTATTGCGGGATCGATGGCTGTCATTTCCGACATCAAGCCTCAGGATGCGCATCTGGCTAAGAACCAAGCCGCTGGTTTCCGCTGTGGCGATAATGGCATCTTTAGAGGTGTCCCTTTGACAAAAGAGGAGCAGAAGCTCTCGCAGATTGCACGTGAAATTTATGCAAAGTACGCATCCGATGGAAAGTACATTCTGGATGGTGAGAAATTAATCATCTGTCAGAGCAATGCAAATACTACAGATTTGAAAAACACATATCCTGAAGCAACTGTGAATCCGCTCGGTGATTGGACCGGCGGCACAGATGTAGATACCGGAGCTACCAACCGGAAGCTTGGTTCTGACATGGCTGAGTCCGTTACCGGCGGAGGGCTGCATGGCAAGGACCTCTCGAAAGCGGATGTATCTGTAAACATTCATGCATTTCTAAAAGCGCAGAGGACTGGCATTCCAGTAGAGCTTTCGTGTGCTATTGGTGATGAAATGGTGGACGGCTTGCTGTTTTCCGAGATTGTAGAAGAAGCAAGACAATATATTGACTCCCTCGGCGGGTTTGAGAAGTTTGCCGAGTGGGGTCTTTTTTGATGGAGGTGAACTTGATGAGCAAGACAACAACGGAGATGCAGCTTGTAGACATTAACAAGCTGATCCCTTACGTGAACAATGCCCGTACCCATAATGCGGAGCAGATCAATAAGCTCCGTTCCTCCCTCCGAGAGTTCGGCTTTATCAATCCGGTCATCATCGACCGCGATTATAACGTGATCGCTGGACATGGAAGAATCATGGCTGCAAAGGAGGAGGGTATCAAGGAAGTTCCGTGTGTATTCGTGGACTATCTGACGGAAGCCCAGAAGAAAGCATACATCATTGCGGACAACCGAATGGCACTGGATGCTGGATGGGATGAGGAACTTCTGAAAGTAGAGATCGAAGCGCTGCAGGCAGAAGATTTTGATTTGGGACTGACAGGATTCGATGAGAAAGAGCTGGCCAGTCTTTTTGATTCAGATAGCGAGGGCCAGGAGGATGAATTTGATGTCGATGCAGAGCTTGAGAAGCCTTGCTTCTCGAAGACGGGTGACATCTGGAAGCTTGGAAGGCACACGGTGATCTGTGGCGATTCCACGGTACCTGAAACCTATCAGAAGCTCCTCGGAGATCGAAAGGTGAATCTCGTCTGCACCGATGCTCCCTATTTTGTAGCATTGAAGAACAAGTCAGGTACCATCAAGAACGATGATTTGAACGATAAAGAAGCCTATGAGTTTCTTCTGAAATGTTTCACGAACTTCAAAGAGGCCATGGCGAAGGATGCCTCGATCTACGAGTTTTATGCCACCATGAAGACACGTGTTTTCTATGACGCTTTCGAGGATGCAGGCTTCAAAGTTGGTGCAGGACTGATTTGGAAAAAGCCGAGAGCACCATTCATGCGAACGGACTGGAAATTCAATATGGAGCCGATCATCTTTGGATGGCGAAAGGACGGAAAGCACATTTGGTATGGCGACCAGAAGCAGACCTCGGTATTTGAGTTTGATAGCATCAAGGATTCTGAGAAAGAAGGCTTCGGCCATCCATCCAGTAAGCCGATTCCTCTAATTGCCTATCTCATCAAGCAGTGCACTCAGGCAAATGGACTCGTGCTCGATGGCTTCCTTGGCTCCGCTTCTACGCTTATGGCGTGCGATCAGATGGACCGCATCTGCTACGGGGTAGAGCTGGAGCCGAAGTTCGTAGATGTTGCCGTGAAGCGTTACATGGCTGCGCATAACGACAGCACTGATGGTATTGTTCTTCTCCGGGATGGGAAAGAAATGGCCTATGAAGATGCCATCGCGGAGATGGATTCTTCCAGAGAATGATTGTGTACTACTCACAAAATTCTAAAGCTTAAGTGGCACAGTATTCTCCAGCGAAGATTGCACAGTTTCCTTGCTATTTATCGTCTTCAGAGTGATATATGTACTACCAAAACAAAGGAGGATTCCACTATGGAGATTAGATTTAATGTAACAGGAAGCAAGAGAAAAGAGCTTGCAACAATTATTTCCGAGGTAATTGGACAGAAGCTAGTGTATAAAGGAATGCCAAGCGCCGCTTACGAGGTAGCGGATATCACCATCAGCAAGGATGGCACCGTAACCTACGATGAGCGAACTGAGAACGACATCATCAAAGCAATCATCGAAAAGGCTGGTGTCGCAGGTTTTAGCGCAAAGGCTAGCGCACCGACAGAGTTCGCTTCCCCTGAAGCAAACACAGATGCAACAGAAGCCGACATTGTTGCTTCCGCATCAAGCACAGGCTTAGTGGTTTCCTTCCCTGCAGATAAGGTCAACCTGGAAAATTTGCAAAAACTATTGGAAAGCAAAGCAACTCTCATTAAGAAGGCGCTGGGAGTTGAAGCTTTTCCAATCGAAGAACATAACGATCAGGTTAGCTTCCCTTGGTGGCCTACCATGCCAGACTTTGACGCCATCACCGCGTACACCTCTTTCCTGGCTGCCCTTTGCAAGATGAGCAAGGAACAAAAGCGCATCACAGCAAAAGAAAAACTGGTAGAAAATGAAAAATACGCCTTCCGTTGCTTCCTTCTTCGTCTCGGCTTCATCGGAGACGAATACAAGCAAAGTCGCAGGATCCTCTGCAGATACCTTTGCGGCAACAGCTCCTACGCAGGAGGTGAAGGCCATGTTATTCGCTAACAGAGCGCAGGTTGAACGCCTGCGCCTCCGCTATCCCATCGGAACCAGAGTGGAGCTTGTTGAAATGGATGATGCTCAGGCACCGCCCATTGGCACCCAGGGAACGGTAACCGGTGTGGATGATACCGGCAGCCTCCTGGTGGATTGGGATAATGGCTCCGGACTTAATGTAATCTACGGTGTGGACCGAGTGAAGAAGCTGTAACATACACAGTTTTCTCCCCTACATAGCACTGAATCTTTGGTACATATATTGTAGGTAATCTGCTTGCTATTATGTGCTTTCAGAGTGATATATGTACTACCAAAAGAAAACAAGGAGGCACACACCATGATGAACATTTTTGAAGAAGCTTACAGAGGAATCCAGGAAGCAAAAAAGGCTTACACCGCAGCAGCTAACACGGCTGAGCAGGATGCAGCAAGAGCCCTTTACAAGCAGGCAACCGCAAAGCTTGATGGCTTAAGCAACACAGAGCAGCGCATCTGGAACGCTTATGAAACCGCCAAGGACTGCGGCAACGAGTACATCGACCTGAACGACACCATCCGCGATGACGCAGTCGAGGACCTTGTAGCCTGCATGAAGGAATACGGCATAGAAGCCTTCACCTTCTCCTCCACCTGGAGCGGCGCAGTTGAAACCGCATGGCTTTTCCAGAAAGCCGGATGCACCTTGGCAGGACTCATCGAGATCAACAGCCAGCAGAAAGCCTTCATGAGCGACGAGTATGAAAAGGCACACGGATACCTTTTCAAGCTGAACTAAGGAGGGCAGGATTATGTGGGCAGAAGGAAGTATTAAGGTTGGGGACAGCATTTTCCATTACTGGGTGAAGCACTACGAAGAGCCAAGCGAGGACTACGGCATTGACGGCGGTAGGATTTCAAAACTCATGCTGAAGAGAAACGGCGAGATTGCTTACAACTACGACAGAGGCCTGGATATTGAACCGGTCGATGAGGAAACCGAAACAGCCCTTGCGATTCTGATGAAGGAATACAACTAAGAACATTCCCCGAAGGACCATCCGAAAGGGTGTGTTCCTCGTTATACGATAGATTTGAAGGTCGCACCGATTGGTGGCGGCTTATTTTTATGCCTGGAGGTGAGAACTTGAGAAAACTAAAGAATTATACGCCGACCAGATTTATGGCAGAGAACAGCCACTACGATAAAGATGCTGCAGATTTTGCAGTCATGTTTATTGAGAGCTTGTGCCATACCAAAGGAACCTGGGCAGGGAAGAAATTTGAACTCATCGACTGGCAGGAGCGGATCATCCGAGACTTATTTGGAGTTCTGAAGCCAAACGGCTATCGGCAGTTCAATACGGCCTATGTAGAAATTCCAAAGAAGCAGGGAAAGTCGGAACTTGCAGCAGCCGTAGCACTTCTTCTTTGCTGCGGCGATGGAGAGGAACGAGCGGAGGTTTATGGATGTGCTGCAGATCGTCAGCAGGCTACGATCGTCTTTGATGTGGCCGCGGATATGGTGCGGATGTGTCCGGCGCTTAATAAGCGTGTGAAGATTCTGGCATCGCAGAAGCGGATCATCTATGAGCCGACAAATTCCTTCTACCAGGTGCTTTCTGCAGAAGCTTACAGTAAGCATGGCTTTAACATTCATGGGGTGGTGTTTGATGAGCTGCATACGCAGCCTAATCGTAAGCTCTTTGATGTTATGACGAAGGGATCCGGTGATGCGAGAATGCAGCCACTGTATTTTTTGATTACGACTGCCGGAACGGACACGAACAGCATCTGTTACGAGACCCACCAGAAAGCGAAGGACATCTTAGATGGGAGAAAGATCGATCCGACTTTTTACCCCGTGATCTATGGAGCTGATGAATCTGACGATTGGACCGACCCAGCCGTATGGCGAAAGGCAAATCCAAGTCTCGATATTACGGTTGGCATAGATAAGGTTGAAGCCGCCTGCAACTCGGCAAAGCAGAATCCTGGGGAGGAGAATTCCTTCCGGCAGCTTCGTCTTAATCAATGGGTAAAGCAGGCTATCCGCTGGATGCCGATGGAGAAGTGGGATGCTTGTGCCTTTCCAATTGATGAGGATGAGTTGGAAGGGCGCGTCTGCTATGGCGGTCTTGACCTATCGAGTACAACAGATATCACGGCCTTTGTGCTGGTGTTCCCGCCACGCGATGAAGCGGACAAGTACATCATTCTTCCTTTTTTCTGGGTGCCGGAGGATACCTTGGATCTTCGCGTCCGAAGGGATCATGTTCCTTACGAGGTGTGGGAGAAGCAGGGACGTCTCGAGACCACAGAAGGAAATGTCATTCATTACGGCTACATCGAGAAGTTCATCCAACGACTTGGTGAAAAATTTAACATTCGCGAGATAGCATTCGATCGCTGGGGCGCGGTCCAAATGGTTCAAAATCTTGAAACAATGGGATTTACCGTAGTTCCGTTTGGACAGGGCTTCAAGGATATGTCCCCGCCAACTAAGGAACTTATGAAGCTGGTACTGGAGAAGCGCATCGCGCATGGCGGCCATCCAGTCCTCCGATGGATGATGGATAACATCTACATCCGTACAGATCCAGCCGGAAACATTAAGGCGGATAAGGAAAAATCAACAGAAAAGATTGATGGTGCTGTGGCAACGATCATGGCACTGGATAGAGCAATCCGATGTGGTAACGATACAGGCGAAAGCGTGTACGACACAAGAGGGTTGCTTGTTTTTTGAGGAAAAATAAATGCTAGCTTTAATTGGTCTGATCGTGCTTTGTGAAGGTATCAATCAGGGAATAGGAGGTTTGTATGGGGATCTTTAGCGGACTTTTCCGGGGCAGAGATGCTCCGAAGGACAGTACAGCAGGCAGTGCTTACCGTTTCTTTCTTGGAGGAAGTACCTCTGGGAAAAACGTAAATGAGCGCTCTGCGATGCAGATGACAGCGGTCTATGCCTGTGTACGTGTTCTTTCAGAAGCCGTGGCTGGACTTCCGCTTCATCTATATCGCTATACGGATAAAGGCAGTAAAGAGAAGGCCATCGACCAGCCGCTGTATTTTGTTTTGCATGATGAGCCAAATCCTGAAATGACTTCATTTGCGTTCCGGGAAACGCTCATGACGCATTTGCTCCTCTGGGGCAATGCTTACGCACAGATCATCCGAAACGGAAAAGGAGAAGTGGTGGCGCTGTATCCGCTCATGCCAAACCGCATGACAGTTGACCGCGATGAGAAGGGGCAGCTCTACTACGAGTACCAGACCTCGACCGATGAAGCAAGGACCACAAAGGGCGGAACGGTACGGCTCAAACCTTTAGATGTTCTACATGTTCCTGGCCTTGGATTTGACGGACTGGTTGGATACTCCCCGATCGCGATGGCAAAGAACGCCATCGGTCTTGCGATTGCTGCAGAAGAGTATGGCTCCAAGTTCTATGCGAACGGCGCTGCGCCAAGTGGTGTCTTGGAGCATCCCGGAACTCTGAAAGACCCGTCCAAGGTACGAGACAGTTGGAATGAAACCTTCGGTGGAAGCGGCAATGCTCATAAGATTGCGGTCCTGGAGGAAGGCATGAAATATACGCCGATCTCCATCAATCCAAGTGAAGCACAATTTCTGGAGACCCGGAAATTTCAGATCGATGAGATTGCCCGCATCTTTCGAGTACCGCCTCATATGATTGGCGACCTTGAGCGGAGTACTTTCAGCAACATTGAACAGCAGTCGCTTGAATTTGTGAAGTATACCCTGGAACCGTGGCTCGTCAGATGGGAACAGTCCATGACAAGGGCGCTGATCTCCTCGGGAGATAAGTCAAAGTACTTCATCAAGTTCAACGTGGATGGCCTTCTTCGAGGGGATTATCAAAGCCGCATGAACGGTTATGCCACAGCAAGACAGAATGGTTGGATGTCTGCAAATGACATCCGTGAACTTGAGAACCTGGACCGCATTCCAGCCGAGGAAGGCGGGGACCTTTATCTAATTAACGGCAACATGACAAAGCTGGCGGATGCAGGCATTTTTGCAGCCAGCGGAAAGGAGAAGAATTCCGATGAAGAAGTTTTGGAACTGGAAGAGTCGAACAGTGACGAATCAGGAGACGAAGGAAACGTCTCTGGAGAGGACTCTCTTCCTGAACGGCACCATCGCAGAGGAAAGCTGGTTTGACGATGACGTAACGCCACAGCTTTTTAAGAATGAGTTGAACAGCGGCACCGGTGACATTACCGTCTGGATCAACAGTCCAGGAGGTGACTGCGTAGCAGCCGCCCAGATCTACAACATGCTGATGGATTATAAGGGCAATGTGACCGTCAAGATCGATGGGATCGCAGCGAGTGCCGCATCTGTTATTGCAATGGCGGGCACCAAGGTACTGGTATCGCCGGTATCGATGCTTATGATCCATAACCCGGCAACCGTGGCGTTTGGAGATACCACGGAAATGCAGAAGGCGATCTCCATGCTCGATGAGGTGAAGGAATCCATCATCAATGCTTATGAGATCAAGACCGGCATGAGCCGGGCAAAGCTCTCAAGGCTAATGGATGCGGAGACCTGGATGGACGCAAACAGCGCAGTGGAGCTGGGCTTTGCCGACGAGATCATGAAGCGCTCCGGTGAAACAGAAGATATCGAAGCGCCTACGGTTCATAACGTGTACTCCCGCATGGCTGTCACCAATCACCTGATGGATAAGATTTCTGCCAAGTGCAGGATCGAAAAGAAAGACATGACTACGGCTGATTCCCTAATGGAACGGCTCGATTTAATTAAAAATTGGAGGTAATTATTATGACGATCAATGAACTTCGTGAAGCCCGCAATAAGGCATGGCAGGGTGCAAAGGCATTTGTAGAGAGCAAGCGTGATAAGGACGGCCTGCTTTCCAAGGAGGATGCTGCAGCCTATGACGAGATGGAAAAGAAGATCAAGGATTATGGCGCTGAGATCGAGCGCATGGAGCAGATGGAGGCAATTGAGAACGAACTCAATAAGCCGGTGAATACGCCGATTGTGACAAAGCCGATGACAGTGAATGGCAAGGAGAAGACTGGACGCGCATCGGATGAGTACAAGGCAGGTATGCTGATGGCGCTCCGCACAAACTTTAAGCAGATCTCTAACGTTCTGCAGGAGGGCGTAGATGCCGATGGTGGCTATCTGGTGCCGGAGGAGTATGATTCCCGTCTCATCCAGACGCTCGAGGAGGAGAACATCATGCGTAAGCTCTCGACCCGTATCACAACGAGTGGTGAGCATAAGATCAACATCGCAGCGACAAAGCCTGCGGCTGCCTGGATCGAAGAGGGTGCGGCACTTACCTTTGGGGATGCCACTTTCAGTCAGATCCTTCTTGACGCCCACAAGCTCCATGTGGCCATCAAGGTTACAGAGGAACTGCTGTTCGACAATTCTTTCGGCCTCGAAAATTATATTATCGATCAGTTCGGTAAGGCACTCGCCAATGCAGAGGAGGATGCTTTCCTGAATGGCACTGGTGTCGGACAGCCGCTTGGCCTTTTTGCTGACAAGGGCGGCGGCACTGTGGCAAATACTGTAACGGCGCTTACCACGGATGCGGCAATCGGTCTTGTGTATGCTCTGAAGCGTCCGTACCGTAAGAATGCGTCCTTCATCATCAACGATCAGCTGATTGCACAGCTCCGTACTCTGAAGGATAACAACGGTGCCTACATGTGGCAGCCTGCACTTACCGCAGGAGAGCCGGACAAGTTCCTTGGCTATGACGTATATACCTCCCAGTATGCACCTAGCAATGCGATCGCTTTTGGTGACTACAAGTACTACAACATTGGTGACCGTGGTACCCGTTCCTTTAAGCAGCTCAATGAGCTCTTTGCTGGAAACGGCATGATCGGCTATGTTGCGAAGGAGCGTGTAGACGGTAAGCTCATCCTTCCAGAGGCTGTGCAGATCCTGAAGATCGGTGCAGCGAAGGCTGCAAAGGCCTGAGAGGAGAAGATAAATGCTTAGCGTGGACGAGGTGAAACAGTATTTAAGGGTAGATAGTTCCGATGACGATGCTTTCATCAAAGACTTGATTCCTGCAGCGGAGTCCCTCGTCCGGGACGTAGGCAGGATTTCATCCAATAAGCCCGTTACAGGTTATGTCATGAAAGTGGCAAACCTGTATGCGGTGGCTTATTTATATGAGCATCGAGAAGAAACGGATCACAAGGAACTGATGCTTTCGCTCCGCGACCTTTTATTTGGCGTCCGGGAGGTGAAGTTCTGATGAACATTGCGCTGTTAAATACGAGGATCACAATACAAAAAAATGGGGTGACCGTGGATACCATTGGAAACCACAAAACAGCATGGACCGACTGGTATTCCTGCTACGCAACGGTCAGCAATGAATCACCGAGCGAAGCGACACAGGCAGGCATGATCGTAGATAACACAAAGATTGACTTTACGATTCGCTGGTGCAGGAACGCGGCTGCGATCACATCAGAGAATTACCGTGTGGCCTTTTCCGGAGAGCTTTACAACATCCTCGGCATTGATCACATGAACTTCAAGAAGAAACTGGTGAAGCTCAAATGCCAGAAAGTGAGGCGCTCATGAGTGATCGGATAACGATTGATCAGATGGCATCGGCCATCATGGATGGACTCACAGAATATGCGGATCTTGCAACGGATGAGCTTAAAAAATCAGTGAAGAAGGCAGGAAAGACGGTAAAGGATGAGATTTCAAAAACGGCTCCGAAAGATACCGGAAAGTACCAAAAGAGCTGGGCTGTCAAGACCGTAAAGGAAAGATCGAATTCTCTTGATGTGGTCGTTCATTCCAGAAACCGATACCAGATCGCGCATCTCCTGGAACACGGCCATGCAAAACGAGATGGTGGGAGAGTGGCGGCAAGATCACATATCGCACCTGCGGAGGAGAAGGGCATCGAGGAACTCGAAAAGGAAGTGGAAAGGGCACTGGGAGGATGAGCCATGGAACAAATCGTAAAGATGCTGGATGAGATTGGCATTCCCTTTGCCTATGACCACTTTGCAGAGGGAGAAAGCCCGGATCCGCCGTTTATTTGTTATCTTACTCCGAATAGCGACAACTTCGCTGCGGACGGGAAGGTCTACTACAAGATCAATGAAATCCATATCGAACTGTATACCGACTGTAAGGACTTGTCGGCAGAACAGAAGGTAGAAGCTGTGCTTGATGAGCATGGCATTTTTTATGAAAAATCCGAGACTTGGATCGAATCGGAGAAGCTTTATGAAGTCCTGTATTCATTTGAAATGGAGGTAAATTAACGATGGCTGAAAAAGCAAATAAGGTGAAATTCAACCTGAAGAATGCGCACTATGCACTCCTTACCATTGGTGAGGATGGCACGCCCACCTTCGGAAACCCGGTTCCGATGCCGGGCTCCGTATCAATCTCACTGGATGCAAACGGTGAGCCGGAGAACTTTTACGCGGATGGTGGTGTGTATTACGTGATCAATAATAACTGTGGCTATGACGGTGATCTGGAGCTTGCCCTGATCCCAGAGTCTTTCCGCACAGACGTACTGAAGGAAACATTAGATTCCAAGGGAGTGCTGATCGAGAACTCGGAGGTGGAGCTTGCAGCATTCGCGCTTCTGTTCGAGTTTGATGGAGACCAGAAGCATATCCGTCATGTGCTGTATAACTGCTCTGCATCACGTCCGGGTATCGAAGGAAAGACCAATGAGGATTCCAAGGAAGTGCAGACGGAGAAACTGTCTCTGAAGGCAGTGCCGCTTGCCAACGGTATGGTGAAAGCAAAGACTGGAAATACCACGGATGCCACCACCTATGCAAACTGGTACAAGGCGGTATATGTGCCTGCCGCAGAGAGCGATGTCGCAACGCAGTCTGTAGCGAAGTCTGCGAAAGCAGTGAAGGAGTGATCGTATGGGTATGACAAAGATGATTGAGATTGATGGAAAGCAGGTGCCATTCAAGGCATCTGCCGCCATTCCGCGTATTTATCGTATTAAGTTCCATCGAGATATCTATAAGGATCTCGATGCGCTTGGAAAGGCTGTCGGAAATGGGGATGAGAGTTCCTCCCACCTCGATATGTTCTCTCTTGAGATGTTTGAGAACATCGCCTACATCATGGCAAAACATGCGGATCCTTCCATTCCGGACAGCCCGGAGGAGTGGCTTGATGAATTCAGCACCTTCTCCATCTACCAGGTGCTTCCAAAGATCATCGAGCTGTGGGGCCTGAATGTTCAGACTGACGTGGAATCTAAAAAAAACTTCACGCAACAGACCGCCCGATGACCACACCATTATTTCTGCTCCGCTGCGTACAGCTTGGAATTTCCATTCGAGACCTTGACTTACTCACGATCGGGATGGTGAATGACATGTACGCAGAGAGCAGCAATGATGAGTACAAGGGATATTCGCAGCTTGCGACCCAGGATGATTTTGATGCATTTTGATAAAAAGTTGAATTATCTGAAAACTATTGAAGTTTCGTGTTTTTCGATGTAAACCAGTGGACAGAAACAGTTGGCTTCATCGAAAGGAGACTAGTAATGAAGAAGCTAAAAATTGCAATGATAACACTTGCCTTAGCAGGATTGGCAAGCATGTCCGCGTATGCAGGAGCTTGGGCTAAGAACGCACAAGGGTGGTGGTACGACAATGGAAATGGCACGTGGCCAGCGAGCACATGGCAGTGGATCGATGGAAACGGGGATGGAGTAGCCGAGTGTTATTATTTCGATCAATATGGGTATTGTCTGATGAATGCTGTGGCTCCGGACGGATATACCGTTGATGCTAATGGTGCTTGGACAATAAATGGAGTAGTTCAAAGAAAAAATGTAGGTGCAGTTGCTACGAGCACGGTAACAAATATACAACAGAATAATGTCAAAGAAGCGGATATAAGTGAGGTGGAGCTTGTACATGAATGGGCATGGAATCATTTCGATTCGGAGGAAACTGCTTCAGGATCAATATGGAATGATGGCTATCTCCTGGTAGACAATGGACATGCTGAATTTAAACTTGATAAAAAATACAATAAATTAAGCATGACTGCTATTGCGGGATGGATAAATTCGACATTCGCTAAAGCTGGAGATGAATACACATTATCATTTATAGGCGATAATGATGAAGTTTTAGCGTCGTATAACCTTTTGGATAATATAAAGAAATCTAAAAACATTGAAGTGAATGTTAGCGGCCAGGAGTATGTGACAATTCGTTGGTCTAGCGAAAGATTAGGAAATTATTATGCTCTGATGAAGAACATCAAGTTGAAATAAAGCATTATTCTCGATGCAGATAACAGCTTCATACTGTTATCTGCATCATTGGGAGACGATGATGAAGAAAATTAGTATTGCAATGATAACACTTGCCTTAGCAGGATTGGCAAGCATATCCGCGTATGCAGGAGCTTGGGCTAAGAACGCACAAGGGTGGTGGTATGACAATGGAAATGGTACGTACCCAGCAAATACCTGGCAGTGGATTGACGGAAATAATGATGGTATTGCAGAAAGCTATTATTTCAACCCAAGTGGTTACTGCCTTACGAATACAACGACTCCGGATGGCTATATGGTAAATGCCGATGGTGCATGGACCATAAATGGAATTGTTCAGACAAAAGCAGTTGGTATGACAACGAATACAACCGCTTTTCAGCAAGCAAAGCAGTCCAATGTTTCTTATGAAGAAGTGCTGAAAGCATATCAGACTTATATGCGTAAGAAGAACACAGACAAATACAATCCGATTCGCTATTCACTTGTATACCTCGATGGAGATAACATTCCGGAGCTGATTTATTCAACTGGAAACTATCATGCAGAAGGTGTACGGATATGTACCTACCAAAACGGAAAAGTATATCCTGTTACGGCAAACGGCGGAGAGGTATTTGGTGGCTATGGTTCAATTACTTACTACCCTGGTACAGGCTATTTCGAGGCTGATGATGCCCATATGGGTTATGAGTGGGATGAGCTATATCTTCAGCAGGGAACAACGGCCCAAGAGGTATGTTATACAAACTATAATACTGGAGATGATCCTGGTAATGGCACCACCACAGAGTATGATGAATTCCGCATTATGGGTGTAAATACGACGAAAGCAAATGCGGAAAATTATAGGAGTCAGTTGGTAGGTGGTTTGACTCCTGCTGTTTTCCAGTATGATAATGCAACCAAATTACAGTGATTTGCATTTGAAAGGGGCAAGCAATGAAAAAAATTGGAATTGTTGCGACAGCTATTTCACTCGCATGTCTTACGAGCATGTCAGCATATGCAGGCTCCTGGGCTAAGAACGCACAAGGGTGGTGGTATGACAATGGAAATGGTACGTACCCAGCAAATACCTGGCAGTGGATTGATGGAAATAATGATGGTATTGCAGAAAGCTATTATTTCAACCAAAGTGGTTACTGCCTTACGAATACAACGACTCCGGATGGTTATATAGTAAATGCCGATGGCGCGTGGACGGTAAACGGAATCATTCAGACAAAGGCTGTAGGAGCGTCCTCTACGGGAAGCAATACAACAGCTAACATTGCAGATGGATATTACCGCGTATCTTTCAACCAGTCAGACATCAAACAAAACGGTGGGCAGTATACAATATCGGTTACAATGTATAGCGAAAAGACATATCCAAAGGCATATGTTATGGGCCTGAAAGTTGGCGATACTGTAGAAGGAATTAAAGTCAATACCATTTCGCGAGATAGTGATTCTGTCTCTGTCAATGATGGTTTTGGTGAACCTTGCTGGTTCACAAAAGTTCAGGGGTCAAATGATCTTTATACTCTTTCGTATGAAGATGGGGGGTATTACGAATGGAACACATTAAATCAGGTTACGCTTCCAGTTGCTTCAAATACTGTTTTTGTGGATGAAGCAAATTATGTAGAGACAGGAACAAAGAGATATTCTATTGCCGAACTTGCAAGTAATAATACATTGTATTTAACTGGATTTTATCCAGACAATGCTCGCATTACGGTTCAGAATGGGGTTGTTGTAGAAATAGACCGAAATTATATGGCTTAACAATCACATCTCAATGAACTGACTTTAAGCATCTATCAGAAATGGTAGGTGCTTTTCTTATGCCCATTTTGCAGAAAGGAGGAGCACATGGCCGGAAGCAGGATTAAGGGTATCACGGTTGAAATCGGCGGCGATACCACAAAGCTTCAGACAGCCCTGAAGGGCGTTAATTCAGAAATCAAGAATACGCAGAGTCAGCTTAAGGATGTCGAGAAGCTACTGAAACTGGATCCCGGCAATACTGAGTTGCTTGCCCAGAAGCAGAAGCTCCTTTCCAGCGCTGTCAGTGAAACGAAGGAAAAGCTCGCTACTCTTAAGACTGCTGCAGAGCAGGCAAACCAGGCACTTCAAAATGGTGACATCTCGAAGGAACAGTACGATGCTCTTCAGAGGGAAATCATCGAAACAGAAGAAGATCTCAAAAAGTTGGAAGCGCAGGCAAATCAGTCAGCGACCGCTGTTCAGAAAATTGCTACTGCTGGTGAAAGCCTGAAGTCTGCAGGCGATAAGGTTTCCTCCGCCGGTGAAAAGCTCCTTCCTGCCTCTGCTGCAGTTACAGCTCTTGGCGTTGCTGCTGTAAAAACAGCCTCCGATTTCGATTCTTCTATGAGCCAGGTAGCCGCCGTGTCCGGTGCAACCGGAGAGGACTTCGATAAGCTCCGCGCAAAGGCTCGTGAGATGGGTGCGAAAACCAAGTTCTCAGCTTCCGAGGCTGCGGATGCCATGAACTATATGGCGATGGCCGGATGGAAAACCTCCGACATGCTGGATGGTATCGAAGGCATCATGAACCTTGCTGCAGCATCCGGCGAGGACCTTGCCACCACATCGGACATCGTAACAGATGCTCTGACGGCATTTGGACTCACCGCCGCTGACTCCGGGCATTTTGCGGACATCCTTGCAGCGGCAAGCTCTAACGCAAATACGAATGTCAGTATGATGGGTGAAACCTTCAAATACTGTGCTCCAATCGCCGGTGCACTTGGTTTCTCCGCAGAGGATACCGCAGAGGCCATCGGGCTTATGGCGAATGCCGGTATCAAGTCCACACAGGCCGGTACCTCTCTTCGTACCATCATGAATAACCTTACTGGCGAGGTAAAGATTTCTGGTAAGTCTATCGGAGATGTGACGATTGCAACCACCAATGCCGATGGCTCGATGCGAAGCCTCACGGCAATCCTTGCAGACTGTCGGTCCGCCTTCGGGCAGCTTTCAGATTCAGAGAAGGCATCGAATGCAGAGGCACTCGTCGGTAAGAATGCCATGTCCGGCTTCCTTGCTCTTATGAACTCCGCACCTGGGGACATTTCAAAGCTCGAAGGCGCGATCAAGAACTGTGACGGCACATCTGAGAAGATGGCAGAAACCATGCAGGACAACTTAAGTGGTCAGCTTACGATTCTGAAATCGCAGCTTCAGGAACTTGCCATCTCCTTTGCGGACCTTATGATGCCTGCAATCCGTTCTCTAGTATCGGCTTTGCAAGGCCTGGTGGACTTTCTCAATAAGCTGCCGGAGCCGGTAAAGCAGATCATCCTCGTGGTGGCACTTCTCGTGGCTGCTCTTGGACCGGTCCTTATCTTTGTTGGAAAGATCATGAGTGCCGTTGGCTCTATCATGACGATGGCACCGAAGATTGCAGGGGCCGTGAATACGGTCACGGGAGCCATCAAGGGCATCGGTGCAGCGACCTCCGGAATTAGCGCCGTGCTGAAGGTTTTCTCCGGCATTGGCCTTGTGATCGGTGGTGCTATCACTGCTGTAAAAAATTTCATAGATATGTTTCAGAATGGATTCTCTCTTGTAAAGGACATCCTGATGGGTGTCGGCATTGCTCTTGCTGCGGTTGGAGCGGTCATTCTTGGTGCTCCGGCACTGGTCGCAGGCGTGGTGGCTGCGATTGTCTTTGCAGTGGCGAATCTTGTCATTGTGATCAAAGAACACTGGACGGAGATTGGAACCTTCCTCTCTGGCATGTGGGAGAACATCAAAACACTTGCAGGGACAGCATGGCAGGCAATCTCCGATTCGATTGGAAGCATCATCTCTGGCATTGCAACGTTTCTTTCTGGTATCTGGACGAGCATTGCTACGACTGCTTCTTCCATCTGGACTGCAATCAGCACGACCGTCGGTGGCATTGTACAGGGCATTGTCGATACAATCACAAATATCTGGAACGGATTTGTATCGGTTTTCGGCCCGCTGCTCGAAGCCTTCCGGTATCTGTTTGAGACGATCTTTCAGGCTATTCAAATCTTGATCGGCATGGCGATGGATGCAATCAGCACAAAAATCCAGGAAATCTGGAATGCAATTGTCGCCTTCCTGACTCCGCTTCTCACTGCATTGCAGAGCTTTTTCCAGACAATCTGGACGGCCATTCAGACTGTGGTGACTACGGTGTTGACCACGATCCAGTCCATCTTTACGACGGTCTGGAATGCCATCAAATCGGTTGTAACGTCTGTGCTGAATGCCATCAAGGGTGTGGTGACGAGTATCTGGAACAGCATCAGCGGCTATATCTCCGGTGTGATGAATACCATTAAAAACACGGTTTCTTCTATCTGGAATAGCGTAAAGTCGGCTGTCGGTAGCATCATTGGTCAGATTTATAACGTGATCCATTCTGGCTTTGAGCGAGCAGTCGGCTATGTAAAGGGTCTTGCTTCTCAGGCATTCAGCTGGGGACGTGACCTCATCATGGGTATCGTAAATGGCATCAAGTCAGCTGTTGGCGCAGTTACCGATGCGGTAAATGGTGTGGCAAACAAGATTCGCTCCGTACTGCACTTCTCCGTACCGGACGAAGGACCACTCACGGATTATGAATCCTGGATGCCAGATTTCATGGCTGGACTTGCTCGTGGAATTGAAGAGAGCAAGAGCCTTGTGGCAAAAGCCATGAATGGTGTTGCGACCAGCATGGTGATCAATCCGCAGATTGGAAGAATGGAAACTGCCATAGCCACTACATCTGCCGGAACAGCCGATACCCTCTCTGGTATCACTGCAGCAATCCGTGAAGGCCTCGCCGGTGCAACTGGTCAGTCAGGAGACATCGTAATTCCGGTATACCTTGGTGGCACGATGCTGGATGAAGTTATTGTCAATGCTCAGCAGAGGGCAAATCTTAGAAGCGGAGGTCGGTAACGATGGCATTTATACAATACTTAAATTTCAACGGTACTGCCCTTCCACTGCCGGATTCCTATGACCTCGATCTTTCCGATGTAGAGTCGGATTCCAGCGGTGAAACTGAGGCAGGTACTACGCAGCGGGATGTCGTAAGGACGGGTGTCGTGAAGATATCCGTCTCTTTCTCTGTATCCCCCAAATGGCTGAAGCAGCTGACGGCCTATTCCAAGCAGCCAAAGCTGACGGTTCAGTATTTTGATACCGAGAATTTATCTCAAAAAGAAACAGAAATGTATATCAGCGGATTTAAGGCGAAGCTCAAAAAGGACACATCCTATAAGGGGCTGTGGACAGTGAGCTTTACCCTGAACGAATTTTAATGGAGGTGGTGCTGTGTATCCAGTATCGGAGGCCTTTATGCAGGCAATCAAAAGCAATACAAGAACATATTACTGGACCGGCACGATCACCACCAGTGATAAGAAAATCTATGAATTTGGAAATGAGGATATCGTAAAAGGCAGCGGATATATTTCGAGGCAGTGCTGTGGGAACTCAGAAATCGAGCTTGGTTCCGTGTATGCCGCAGAGCTTGGCATCAGCCTGTTCTGTGATATCGACCGATACACCTTGGACGACGCAGAAATCAAGCTCTGGTTCCATCTGCTGCTTGATGATGGCAACACAGAGAGCATTCCGATGGGTGTGTTCTATGTAGCCGAAGCCAATCGCCGTATCAAAACACTGGAGCTGAAAGCCTATGATGGAATGCTGAACCTGGATAAATCCTTCAATAAAGGCCTGTCCAGTGCCTATCCCTATGAATTTCTTTCTCTGCTATCGAAGGCGTGCCATGTGGAGCTTGCGCAAACAAAGGAAGAGATCGAGGCCTTACCAAATGGTATGGAGCTTCTTGGTATCTATCAGGATAATGACATCGAATCGTGGCGTGATTTTCTCTTTTACCTTGCACAGACACTCGGATGCTTTGCAGTCATTGATCGTTATGGAAAGCTTTCTCTGACATCTTACGGAAGCACGCCAGTCATGGCCATTGATATTCGTCACCGCTTCAGCAGCAGCTTTTCCGATTTCGTCACTCGCTATACAGCGGTCAGCTCCACCAACAAAAAGACGGAAACAGCGGAATACTACGCGAAGGATCCGGATGATGGACTGACGATGAATCTTGGCGTAAACCCGCTTCTGCAGTTTGGCTTGGAGGAGACGAGAAAGCGAATTATTAACACGATTCTTGATGTTGTCTCGACTGTGGAGTATGTACCCTTTGATTCAGAAACCATCGGCAATCCTGCGATGGACCTTGGTGATGTACTTCGCTTTACCGGCGGCCATGCAGATGAAACCAAGCAATCCGCAATCACCTCTATCTATACGAGAATCAATGGGAAGCAGACGGTGAAGTGTGTCGGCAAGAATCCAAGGCTTGCTGCAGCAAAAAGTAAAAACGATAAGAACATCAGTGGCCTGATCAGCTCCATTGGTGAAACGAAGCTAAGCATCTACACCTTCACCAATGCCCTGGCACTAGATGCCGGAGAAGAAAAGCAGTCCATCATCAACATGGAGTTTGCATCCGGCGATGAGACCAATGCGGAGTTTCATGCCCAGGCGATCATGGAGGTGGAAAGCAATCCGAATACGCGAACACTCACTGCAGAAACGACCATTGACCTTGGAACAACTACCGATGACGAGGGAAACGAAGTTGAAAACAAGAAGGTGATTTCCTTTCCACTTTCCTGGAATGAGGATGGAAAAACAGCTCTTTCTGTTTTTTATGTACTGGATGGTCATGAGGTTGAGGAATTCCATCCGAAGGAATCCTGGCTCAGCGGCAAGCATCTCCTGACGCTCTACTACCCGATCATCGGCCTTACGGCAAATCAGCTTCATACCTTTGAAGTGCTGATCTCCATGAAAAATGGAACCGGGCATATTGAGGCACAAAATATCATGGCGACCATCACCGGCCAGGGACTGGGTGTGCAGGAACGCTGGGATGGACGGATCACGGCAGAAGATACCCTGAAGAAGATTCTTCTTTCCTCTATGCCTACACATGCGCTGCATGACGCTGTTACGGTACATTTTCTTGCACCGAAAAAGACAGGATTAAATGACCACGTGGCATCTATCTCCTTAACCGGAATGCCGATGCGGTCCATGAAGGATTCGCTTCGACTCTTTGCACCGATTGTACATGATGTGGTAGAAACCGCTGATAAAAAGAAGATGCATTACCAGAAGGAATATGTCCTTGATGATGACGTATTTAAACTTCGTAAAGAATATGCCCTCTCTGGAAATAGCAATGTCCGCCTCGATCGTGGCCGGATGCTGAAGCTTGTGATTCCGACAGGCAACTTCGATAGCTTGACCGATCTGACGATCCTGCCATTTGATACGCTTCCTTTTATCAATATGAAGGTTTTATACGCAGATGGCCTCCAGCTAAATGAATTTATCGAGAGGATTGATGGCGCGGTAAAGCTGAAGAAATCCTTCAATACACGCATTTCTGGACAGGATCAGGAGATTGACCGGGGACGGCTTGCTACATTTTCACTTGGACTTCAAAACATGGCAGAAATAAAAGAACTGGAGGTAAGCAATGTTTGATTATGGAACTATCGATGATCTTTTAAAGAGCACAGAGCACATGGAGATCCTTCGAAATAATTCTCTGCAGGATGATGGCACCGATACCGTAAAAGGCGTTGACTGGTTTCAGTACAAAGGAAAAACAGCCTCCACCCTTTATGTCAGTGGTAACTCCTGGATTGGCTTTGGCGAGAATACGGAGCAACTAAAAATCGTCCGCAGGGATACGGATCTTATGACACTTCGAAGAGAAGAAGGAACGATCTGGGGAACCTACAAATTCCTTCGTATCCGCTGGGAAGGCTACTCTGTGCACGGCAATCGAAACGAAGCAACTCGGATGATCTGGGATGCAATTCTTTTCGATACCGGAGAAATTTGCGTCTCCTTTGACACGATTCCAACCAACAGTAGCTATCTTGCAGATTCCAGCTTGGTTACCGGGGATGGCACGATTTCCTTTACGGCTCTTACCGGAAAGATTATCTCTTTTAAACCGAAGGACACATCTGGAAACAGTTTTGAATATATGGATCATGCGCCTGTTTTTCTTGATCCATACAACCGAAGATATCTCATTTCAGATGCCGATGGCGCACTGTATACCGTAGGAGAAAACGCTCTCATTAAACTGGAGGAAATCACCCTCACAGCAGAGCTTTTTGAGATGCGTGGTGTCCAGGATATCCCGGATGGAAAGCTTCTCATCACGCTACATGATCCTACCATCCTTTACTGGCATGATTCCGAGAATCTCTTCCCGGACATGAAGGTAAGCTACACTGGAGTACCGATTCCGCAGGTGCTTTATTCTGAAAACATCGATATGTCGGATTCCACGATTCTTGGCATTGAAAAGGTAACTGCTGACTGCTCGGACGAGGTGCTGTTTGCTGTCTCCTTTGATGATGGAGCAAGCTGGTGGAGTTGCATCAATGCAGTGTGGGCAAAGCTGTCCGAGGAGAAATCCGGAATGTCGAAGGCTGCACTCGAAGCCATCAGTGTGGATTCCTGGGCGGAAAAAGCAACTACCGGACAGCTAAAATATCGATTTATCATCAGCGGTGCAGATGGATATCTCAAGTCCATCACAACCGACTATCTGAATACGGAGGAATAACGATGCTGAAAGGAAAAAGTGTAATCGAACTTACAGATGTCCATACCGGCAAAAAAGAACGCTACGAAGACACAAACCTGGTGACGGAAGCCGCGATGGATGTTCTAAACTGCAACCTCAAAGGCATGCTATACAACAACACTACTTTTAACGGTACCAGTGGAGATGATTGGATGCTGCCTCTTAAGAAAAATATCATGGGCGGCATCCTTTTATACCAGAATGCACTTGAGGAACGAGCAGACAATATCTATGCTCCGCTGAATAATCCGCTGATTGGCTATGCTTCGGATGATGCCAATAACACAGAGGATATTCGGCGAGGCAGCCGGAACCTCACAGAGAGTAAGGAAGTGGATGGCGGGTACCGGTTTGTCTGGGACTTTGCTACCTCGCAGGCAAATGGAACGATTTCTGCCATCTGTCTTTCCAACACACTGGCCGGAAAAGGGACTCAGTATGCTGGCAACTACATGGTACGGATTGGTACCTGGTCAGCAAATGTTCAGGATAAATATAAGCCTTACTGCATGCGTGGAAACAAGCGCGTTTATATCGGCGAGGGCTATCGCCTGGAAATGACAACGTATTATAACTCCACGCAGGCCACACTTCGAAAGATTCATGATGATTATCTTCATGCAGCGCTCGTTGATCGACCGCTGACAAGAATGACCACGGAGGCCGATGAGGAAACCACAATCGAGCTGAACCATTACCCTTCTTACTACCACTATATTGGAGGACAGAAGGATGGAACGGAGGAACCGTATAACGATAATTCTGGAATCTGGAATTATCTGTATCATGGTGCTGACGGGAAATGGTATGGATTAGTTCGACGAGCAAACCGAAAGTACAATTATACCAGCGGCAATACGGACTACTACACTCACCAGAATTACGAATGGTACATGGACTGTATTGACGGCGATAAATGCACTACACAAAAAATCGTAGCTCCAAGCGACATCAGTGAATTCTACAGCATTGGTATGAGCGGAAAATGGCTCATGTGCTATACCGGCAATCAGGTGTATCGCATTGATACCACCAATGTGGCAAATATCGAGCTTGTGCCGAATATCACCTATGTTTCGTCAACCGTGTGGACCTATATCGTAGATGATGACATCGTAATCAATGGTTGGTATTTCCTAAACGGTGAGCCAAAAATCTATGTTCGTGATACACCGGATGCGAGCTATGCCTCCTGGGGCCGAAACCAGATGGCGCGGTATAAGACCTACGCGCTTCGTGAATGGATATTTCAATCGAATGTCTACAATCTGTACCGGGAGCTGTTCTTGATTACTCCCTACCTTGCCACCATCAATAACCTGGGCACTCCGGTCATCAAGACCGCAGATAAAACCATGAAAATCACATACACCATCACAGAGGAATAGCTCTGTGACACCTTGGAAGCAAGCATCTCATGACGAGGTGCTTTTTTCATACCCCAAAATTCAAAGGAGGACAAACATTATGAAGGAATTCTGGAACACGATTCAACTTGTATTTGCAGCGATTGGAGGATGGCTTGGCTACTTTCTCGGCGGCTGTGACGGTCTGCTTTACGCACTGCTCGCCTTTGTGGTGATCGATTACATCACAGGCGTCATGTGTGCGATTGCAGATAAAACCCTCTCCAGTGAGGTGGGCTTTAAGGGCATCTGCCGTAAGGTGCTCATCTTCCTTCTGGTCGGAATTGCAAACGTCCTTGATGTGCAGGTCATCGGTACCGGCAGTGTACTTCGTACCGCTGTGATCTTTTTCTACATTTCCAATGAAGGTGTAAGCCTTCTTGAGAATGCAGCGCATCTTGGACTTCCGGTACCGGAGAAGATCAAAACCGTTTTAGAACAGCTCCATGATCGGGCAGAAGATGAGGGGTAATCAGTAGATCGGCCCGATATTCGTATCGTAGTTGTTGAAAAATCCGGGATCAAAGCGTTGGAGTGCATCCTCGAGAGCTGTTCTGTCAGAGAAAATTTCGAGGGTGCATTCTTTGCTTTGCACAAAACGCGTGATCAAGGACAGCGCATGGTTTCGACCGTCCAGGTAACCGATATCATAAATAGTCATAGTGGCTCCTTTCACAAGGAGCATATCTCATCGGACAAGCTCAGTCCATTCACGCTGCGGTATAGAAGTATAGCTAAGAAGTATAGTTTAGGCTCTTTGCACTGGAAACAAGGTGGAGAGAGCTTTTTTGAATTGGAGGTAATTTTATGAGCAGAACAGCAAATGACCTGATTTCTGTTCTGAGAAGCTGGATCGGTTTCTCAGAAGCCAACGGGAAATACAGAAGTATTATTAATCTCTACAACAGCCATCAGCCACTCGCGCGAGGATATAAGGTGAGATACAGCGATGAGTGGTGCGATACCACGGTATCCGCGGCTGCGATCAAGACAGGTATGACTGATCTCATCGGTACAGAGTGCGGATGCGAAGAGCACGTAAAGATTTTTAAGAAGAAGGGGATCTGGATTGAGGATGGCACCGTCCGCCCGGAGCCAGGGTACATCGTGCTCTATAACTGGAAACAGTTCTCTCAGCCGAATGATGGATATTCAAACCATATCGGTGTGGTGGAGTCCGTACAGGGAAATACGTTCACGGTCATCGAAGGCAATAAAGGAAATGCCGTATCAAGAAGAACCATCCCAATCGGATGGGGTTACATCCGTGGCTTTGCAGCTCCTCGGTATGAGACCGAGACGAAGCAGGCGATCACCATTGATGAGGCCGCGAGAAATGTGTTACTTGGGAAATATGGAAACGGCGAGAAGAGGAGACAAGCACTCAAGGCTCTCGGCCTTGATGCGGACACCGTACAGCGAAGAGTGAACGAGCTGGTTAAAGGGGTAAAGGCAGAGTACGTTACCGTGAAGTCGGGAGATACGCTCTCAGAGCTCGCGGAGCGCTATGACACAAGTGTGGCGGCCATTCTCAAGCTGAATAGCGTGCTCATCAAGAATCCGAACTGCATCCAGGTTGGATGGAAGATCAGAGTGAAATAAGAAAAGGCTCATAGGACGGAGTAATGGTATTCTGCGCCTGTGAGCCTTTTTGTTCTATTCATGATTTACTTAATGGTTTCATTCAATAATGAGTTTTACCCAATTTTGATCATCAATAGGCGCTCCCCACGAATTTGAAGAAGAATTCTTCCATACATAAAAATTTCCATCTGGGCTCTCAAATATATCCCCGCAGTTTACAGTAACCGTAAGTTTACCATTTGCAACCTTGTCAGAGGAAATTACTGTGCCAGATGGCTTTACACCAAGCCAACCATAAGATCGGAAGAGCACACGT